AAACCCAGGGATCCCAGAATAAGAATCAAGAGTGATGGGAGGCATGCCATCCATGTGAGAGAGAGGGATCTGTCCATGAACAATGTCGCCTTCTTGAGACAGAACGGGAGACCGATTTTGATAGAGGGCGCTCATGGCTACCACTCGAACATTCTCGGAATCCTTGACGATGGTGGCGAGATCAGCACCATCGGAGCTGCCTGCTGGAAAGCGCGTAGGACCTGAAGCAATCGTCCCAATCAAAGTCACCTTCTGACCAGCGCTAAGAGCAGCCGTGCCAAGGTTGACACAAGAGAAGGCATACATCCCAACTGCATTGGCGGGAGCCACAATGGAAGGAGAAACCGCAACACCACCGCCAGTGTAAGGATTGGCAGCGGCGGGAGTGGTCACAGCAGTGTAGATACCTCCAACGTTCGTCACGAAGAAGCCAAGCATTAAAGTTGTTGGCTGTGGTGTTCGAAGTGAAGAACCGGGGAGTGAAGGTGTCACCTGCATTGCAGGGCATGCACTCAACAGGTCCAAGCTGGGTAGAATATTGCACCAGCTCGACTTTGCGGTTGCCATCATAGGAGTTTCCATAGCGGAGAAAGAACATGCCCGTGCCATTGGCAAGGGCGTAAGATCCGGCCTGAACAGAGATTTGGGCATTAGGGTGGGGTGGTTTCACAGGGGGTGGAGGACCCTCAGGGGTCGGAGATGCAGGGCTAGCTGCAGGAGCGGCAGCCGGGGGAGCGTGCGATGGATCATGAGGAGGAGCAGGAAGGGCGGCATCGGCGCGCGCTGTGACATTGACGAACCAATCGGCTGAGTCACCGGCAGTTTGAGACACGTTCTCAAAGAATGGTCCCTCCACCACTGACACAGTCCCATCAGAGTCTAGTTCACAAGCAACGCCCAAATCAGCATACACTCTTCCGGAAGCAACACCTGCCGAGTTAAACTGGAGGCGTTTTTGAGTGATCAATCGCACAACCTTGGTGAGCCCGGAATACTCATCGGGATAACACACCAAGGGTCCATTCATTGGATCAAGCAACATTTGCTCATACAAATTGAACTTCCGATTCAAATTGACTCCAGATCGAGCCAAATGCTCAGCCATCTTGCGCTGAAGCGGCCCCTTGATCACATATGGGGCCGCTTGTCGATTCAACTTCTTGAGATTACGTTTAGCGCTACGTCGGGAACGGCGGCGAACGACCTTGTTCCTCTTCTCAGTAGGGAGAGATTCGCTCACCTCTAAATCGATCTTAAGAGGTGTGCGGGTCATCTTGCTGCGACGCGCGGGTTGAGCTGGAGCTGCTTCAGACATTTACAGTGAAAACACAAAAATCAAGCCCCCCCGGGCTTGATTTAAGCATAATCAACTGCGGCCAAAGCTCCAAGGGCCGCATGATGCACCAAACGGGGCAAGAAACCAGGGCCATACCAAGCCCCTACTTGCTCCAAATCTGCCAAAGTAACCGCGTATCGCGCACGAACCATGCGATCAAACTCCTCGCGGTTAAAAGGCTCCGCCGCCACTGCATCACAGATCACTTGATACGGGGGCGGGAATGCAACAGCTTGGCCATCGGCCCAAGCGCGCACAAACTCCGACAAAGGGGGAGTCAAATAAGCTCCAACAAACCCAGAGGCAACGCCTCGTAAGTGATAACGCATCGCGGTGAGCTGATCACACACACCCGGGACTTTCTTATACTTGGTCACCACATCTCCGTCAGCTATACCCACCTTAAGGATCCGCCCGGGCAAAGGGGTCCAGCGCGCGCAGCCAGCTTCATCCGGAACCCACCAACCTTTCAAAAAAGTTGCCAGGTAAGACTCGGCTGGACAAACGCGCACCTTCATCTTGAAGCCCATGCGCTCACAAACGACAGCATATTGAGCTGCTAGTTGATCCAAAGGGACCCGAAAGTCCCATAAATGAGAAAAGGCAAGAAGAACCACGTGCGCCACACAAATAGTGGTGCCACAAGCGGTGTCTGGGCCTCCGGTGAGCTTGATGCCAGCATGAGGGTGGACCACGAACCGCATGTCCAACTTCTTGCGAGCACAGTTCAGCACCATGGGGCTGGTGCATAACCGAAGGAGCATGTCGCACATATGCTGCGGCAAGCCCAGACTATGATAAACCTTAACGTCCCTCGCCACCGTGTGGCGGGATTGACATTGATCACACATGCTCACGTCTCCTTCCAAAAACATGAGCGGGTCATGGCCCTTGCAGAAGAGGACCAAATGGTCATCCCCTGCAACAATCAAACGCAAGAAACATCCTCGCCTGCGCATAGCCCACAACCCGAATTCTTCATGAACTGAAGACATCCAGGTGGTGAGCTTAGAGGCTGTCGGAGCGTAGGCGTACGTAACACGCATGTTCACTCGGATCCTTTGGGAACCAGGAGCTATGACAGTATCAAGGCTCGGTCCAACATAGTCCCAAATTTGCGCCAACCGCTCTGCTACTTCATGGACAGCAGGACCTAAATACGCCTGACAGCGGGCATCCAATTGAGAGATAGCTCGCGGGCGCAAAGAGGGGGCCCCATTCTCTAATCGAAACAGGGTTTCATCGGTCTTAGCAAACAAAGTCACCGTTCGAACAGCTGGATCTTTCAGCGAGAAACCTTGCTCTCTATTAGCTTTCAGAGCAGCGCGGTTTCGTGCCAATTTGTTCCCAGTGAACTTAGCTAACCAAGCGTCTTCCATAGCAGCGGTGACGCGAATAGGACGGTAAGCCGGAAGTCCTCGAGGAACAGGGTCGAATAACTGATTCAACCCGTGAGCGGCAGGTGAAGCTGTGCCGCTCAGAAAACTAGGCCCATAAGCGACGATCTTAGCTTTCAATTCCTGGGCTGCGGTTAGCGTAGGCGTGGCTACCGCCGCCAGGAGACGAGCTCGGATCATGCACACGGAATTGGCCACCGTGGCTGCAGGGCGGGCAAACCACACAGCTGGTTGTATGCAAAGAGATACCAGCGAGTGATGCCGGACAGAAAGCTGGCCCAAGGCTGTGAAGACACTGGTAGGCACTCCCCGAGATGTGAGAGAGATCTCATTAGGATCACG